ATACACGACTTAGATGTTGGAGATATGATTATGTCTTACAACTGGGAGACTGGACAAGAAGAAGAAGTAGAGATACAACAGATAGAAAAAAGATTACACAGCAATCTGTACAAAATTATGTTATCAGACCCTAACGATGAAACAGAGGGAGAAGAATTAAAAGAATTGATACTTACACAAGACCACCCTGTATATAAAGAAGATGGTAGTATGGTATCAGATGACCCAAGTAGAACTGCAGCTAATTATGATTTAGACGCAGCTGCTATACAGCCTAACGATTTGTTAAAAATATTGGATGGTAAGTATTATGCACAGGTTCATAGGCTAGAGGGATTTCCAAAGAAACATTGGACATATACAATATTAACAAAGAACAATAACTTCTACGCAAATGGCGTACTAGTGCATTCAGAGATAGGAGAATAAGATGCCTGGATTATCAAAGAAACAAATGAAAATAGCAAGGGTAGCACCCCCAAGAAATAAAATTACAAGAGCTGATTTTATAGCATTAAAAAAAACAGATGCTCGTAAAAGAAGAATAGGCAATGGCAAAAAGTAAAAGAGACCCAAGGTTAGCCAGAGCAGGTGTATCAGGTTATAATAAACCAAAGAGAACACCAAACCATCCTAAGAAATCACACATAGTGGTTGCTAAATCAGGTGGTAAAGTAAAGACTATACGTTTTGGACAACAAGGTGCTAAGACAGCTGGTAAACCAAAAGCAGGTGAGTCAAGACGTATAAAAATGAAACGTAAAAGTTTCAAAGCAAGGCACAGAAAAAACATAGCAAAAGGTCCAATGAGTGCTGCATATTGGGCTAACAAAGTTAAATGGTAGGAGAACACAATGGAAGTTAGTAAAGACAGTAAGTTTACATTCAGTATAGAAACATTGATTTCTATGGCTGTTACTATCTTTATGGTTGTCGGTATATGGTTTACCTTACAAGCTGATATTAAAGAAGCAAAGGAGTTGCCAAAGCCAGAGATAGGTAGAACAGAGTACGACTTGAAAGACCAAATGATTAGAAATACAATCATTGAAACTGAAAAGGATGTACAAGAGATTAAAGAACAGCAGAAAGAAATGCGTGAAGATGTGAAAAATATTGAACGTATGATGATGCAGAAATGAGGTACAGAGATGAATTATTATTATGGTATGGTATATTTGCTTGGTTTATGTTTATCATTATCTTCTTTATGGTCACAAGGTAAGTTAAAAGATTTACAGCAAATACAGTTATTAAGTCAAGATGAATGCGTGATAGTGCAAGTCAATGCAGATTGGAATGCAAAAGCTTCTATAAATTTAGGAAGGCTAAAAAACTGTAAATGGTTTAATGCAAGTATAGATGACAAAAAATATGGAGCTGTATTAGCTAATGAATGGAACATTAAATCTGTTCCAACTATTATTATGTTTGAATACGGCAAAGAAATAAAAAGATTTGAAGCTGGTTTATCTTTTGATTTAGATGAAGATAAAATAAAGAAAGAAATAAATAAACAAATAGATGAGATAATGTTAAGGAGATTTCAATGATGTATTACTTAAGTATGTTTTATAAACAAATATTAGCAGGATTACTATTACTTAGTTTTTCATATGCACAAGACTTTTTTAAGTTTAGTACAATATATGGTGCGTATAGTTTTAGCAGTCCAGTAACAAAAGAATTACAGTATCAGGTATCTGGTGGACAACTACAAGAGTTGCAAGAAGAATTAGAAGACCACAGTATTATGACTTTTGGTATTAGAAAATTAGCACGATTTGGCTACGAGAATAAACCTGAAGTATGGTATACTGGTAAAGAAGCACCTATTAACGAAAGTGTTGCTATTGGTAATGTTCCTATTGGCTGGGAATATGTAATAGAATATTCAAATCATAAAGAGTTTGGAGAAGAGTTTGTAAACGAACAATATATGATTAGATATATGGGAGAAAGATTTATAATAAAAGGTAACTACGATTCAAGAGGTTTAGAAGACGTAGAGTTTGCAGCTTTAGATATGCGATTTAAAAAAGACTTTGGTAATCTTGCATTATCTATGGGTGTAGCAGGTAGAAGCCACCCTGCATATTTAGATTTTAGACCTATTGATTTATGGTGGGATGAACAAGGTATAGACATAACAGAATCTATACCATTCTGGGAGTTTGCATACTTCTATGGATACACAGATGAGTGGGTAGAGCAGTTTACACAATACGGTTATAGTTACTTTGATTATAAGTGGTATAATGCAGAAGGTGAACTTGTTGCTAATACAGATGACCAATTTTATAAACAGATTTATGGTAGAATAGTAAGAGAGTACAACGAAGAATATGCTAAAGACCTAGGTTATCAAAATGAATTATCTTTAAGTGTGGGTGCAGATTATTATAAATACACACCGAAGAATTGGTTTCACTTCTGGGCTACTGCATATCCAGTAACTAAAGGTATGTCAGACTATTCATTTAATTATGATGTAGCAGAGAATGGTATGGACTATGACTTAGGTTTAGTTTATGGTTGGAAGCTTACTAATAAATTTGGAATATTTTTAGAAGGTAGATATTTAAATATGTATGATGTTCAATCTTACGAATCCAAAGTTGGATTTAACTGGTTAATATATTAGGAGAAACAATGAAAAAATTATTGAAAAAAGGTATTTTAAAAAACGTGGTTGGTGCTGTTGCTCCCACACTTGGAAGTGCTTTAAGCGGTCCTTTGGGGGGAATGGCAGCTAACCTTATAGCTGAAAAGTTAGGAGTACCTAATAATGAGAAGTCTATTGAAAAAGCTTTACAAGAAGCTACACCAGAACAAATGCTTGAACTGAAAAAAGCAGAGCAAGACTTTGAAGTACAAATGAAAGAGCTTGATGTAGATGTATTTAAAATGGAAGTAGCAGATGGACAAGATGCTAGAAAACATTTTAGCAAAGATTGGACAGCTCGTATTATGGGTATTGCTGTCATTGGTGGATTCTTAGGTTATATATTTTTAGTAACATTACAACCACCAGAACAAAACTCAGAAGCTTTGATAAACTTAGTGCTAGGATACTTAGGTGGTTTAGCTAGTGCAGTAATAAGTTTTTACTTTGGAGCTTCTAACTCATCTAAAGAATAGGAGAATACTATGAACTGTGAATGCGGATGTGGTTGTGTCCGATAAGACAAAGACCACAATGTTGGACCTAGCAGGTTCACCATCATTTAACTATGAGGCAGCGGCAGTGTCATTGAATACTGCCAATGCTACTCGTGTATCTAAAAACACACAAGCAAATATAGTTGAACTAGATAGAGTAGGTAAAATACAAAAAGCTTTACAAAGATTTTCATTGGCTACTGCTGGTGCAAGTATAGCTTCTCCTTTGACAGCACCTATCACAGAAACTGCAGGTGGTATTGCAGATTTTATTGATGGAACTTTATATCTTTTAGACAGAGAGTATGGAAACGCATCATTATCATATGCTTCTATTTTACCTGTTATGGGTCAGTTAATTGCAAGTAGAAAAGCTTTAAAAGCAATGAAAGATAACAATGTAGAATATTACACTTTTTATAGAGCAGTTGGAGATGATGTTGCAGAAGAATTATTTACAGGAAAAGCTCCAAACGCAGCATTCTATAGAAGCGGTGGAGTTGTACAAAAAGGAGAGTTAGTTCATATTGGTCCAAAAAAAGGTGATGATTTTTTGGGGGTTCCTGAAATTAGAGAAAGTTTTATGGAGGTGTTTGGATTAAGAAATCCAGAAATAGTTGGTGAAGGATTTAGGTACCCTAAAGTTTTTACAGAAGGAGGACAGAGAATAGAATCCTATCCTATGGGGTCATCTCATTTATGGACTACCAACAGTTTTGAAAGTGCACTTGATTTTGCAAAAAGAGAGCCAAACTTCGATGACACTGCAACTATATTAAGATTTGACATACCTATAGAAGATTTAAAAAAAATGTCAGATATTGGACCTGATACAAGAATGTTTGGACCAGGATTGATAAGCAATGATATGTTTTTATACAAACAACATAATATAGGGACAGGGATTTCTGGAAGCTCAGAAGGAATAATGGGGGTTCGTGGAGCATATGACCCTCCACACGGACCATCTTACACAATATTTCAAGATGGAATACCTAATAGATATTTTACTGGTGCAATTAAAGGCACACAGGAACAACTATTGAAACAAAGAGAAAAGTTTATTCAAGATGCATCAGACAGATTTGCAAAAATTCGAGATGAGGTTATGATAAAGTAATGTCAGATAATAAAACAACAATGTTAGATTTAGCAGGGTCACCTTCGTTTAATTACGAAGCTGCTGCGGATGCTTTAAATACATCTAATACTAACCCTTCATCTAAAAATAACACACTAAGAAATATTAATTTATCTTTAGAGGCTTTAGGTTTTACACCAGGTCCTACTGGTTTTGCAGCAGACATAGCTAACACAGCACTATATGCAATACAGGGAAAGTTTGGAGATGCTGCACTTAGTGCCTTAGCAGTGACACCAATAGTAGGTTCTATAGCTGCAAAGAAAATTAAACTTGAAAGAGCAATACAAGCTGGAGAAGAAACAGTTACTTTTTATAGAGGAGTACGAGTAGGAGACGAGCCTATTATGTCTCCTTCTAATTTAAAGTATATTGATAAGGTAGGTGCCACTGATAATATATTTGCACCTGGTAGCTTTAAAGGTCCTGGATTTGACATTATGGGAAACCTTGCAGATGAAGCATATGAAAACGCATTTAGAAAAACTAAAAATATCAGATTCTCAGATAAAGCTTTGGATGGCAGAACTGGACAGTCACAATTAGACACATATGTAACTACTAGCCCACAACAGGCTATTTACTATGCTATGGACCAACCACTAGATATTGCAGACGCCTTGAAAGCAGATACCCCATTGCAAATTTTAAAAATAGAAATACCTGTAAAAGAATTAAAAAGATTAGAAAGTATACCTGCAGATGCTGGTTCTGGTCTAACAGGCAGTGCATTTAAATCTAATGATTATTTTTTAAAGAAGATTCACAATTTAGGTACAGGTAGAACCACACCAAGAAGTTTATTTGGAGAAACAAAAGGTGGTTTTATACAAGGTTTTGCAGAAGTTAAGCCTCAAATAGGATTCAGAAATACTACACCTGGCAATGATGTAAGCATCTTCTCATTAGGAATAGACCCAGGATATGTAACTGTATTAAAAGGGGACAATTATAATGATTTAATCAAGAAGTTTCCTGAAATGAAAGGACACGTTCTTGAGAATCTTTCAATTAGAAACTCATTAGTTAAAAGAAAAATGAGTACAAAATATAACGATTACAACTACTACGAATTTACGGATTAAATATGGCAAAAGAAGGAATACTAATACAACGATTTGATGGTGGAGTCAATAACAAAGACTCACAGAAAGACTTACCTGAAGGATTCTTAGCAGAAGCAAAGAACATAGATGTCAGTGCAGTAGGTAGAATCAAAACACCTGGCAAGTTTGAAGCAGATACATTTATTGCTGCAGATGGAGGTGCAGATGCTAGTATGAATGTTGCTTCACCTTCGTTTGTTGCTAATGCAGGTTTGTTTAGCTTTAGAACAGATGAAGATATAGCATCAGGTATAACTGCTGGTGAGTTCATTGCATATACTAAAGGTAGTGGAGAAGTATTTATAGGTAATCCAACAGAAACTTTGGATGAAGAGTTTGATATAAATAGTAATGACCCATCCAACACAGAGCCTGTATACTATTATGCTAATGGTGGATTAAGAGTACAGGATAAAATAAATACTAACTCTAGCACTACAGCTTTTGTTCCTTTAGAAGCAAAGTCTGGCGTGTATGCTTCAGCATCAAAAGAGTATCACGCAACTACCACCGTGCTAACAGCTCCAGCTGATTCAGAGTTTGATAATTTAGATGATACTAATTTAGAAAATCCTGCTACAGGTAACACTGCATTAGGTGTTCCTACAGCAAATATTTTAGTAGGTGTAGAGTCTGCCGCTGCTCATTCAACACAAGGAGACGGCTTGTGGGCAGAAGGTAAATATAGTGTAGGGGTTAGTTATGTTTATTATGATGGACAAGAATCTTTAATAAGTGATTTCTTAGGGACAGTAAACATATCAGACGGACAAATAATTCTGACATCTGCTACAATTAAAGATGGTAGTATTAATAAATTTTTACAAGGCTTCAGAGTATATATGAAAAACTTAAATGATTCTGATGAAGAATATAGATTGTTATTAGATGTTGATTTTGAAGTAGGCTCAAGAACAAGTTTGGGAGATGAATTTGACCCACTAGTAGATAAGAGTAGTCATTTTTCTACACATTCAGCTACTGAAGGTAGTGCAGAAAGAGCATACGCTGTTCAAAATCCTAGTTCACTTACTTACTCCGCTATCAATGGATTTGATTTAGAAGAAAAAGCAATCTCTTTTCACGAAGCAACAGCATATAGATATGATACAGCAGTAGTTGCAAATCAACGTGCGTTTGTGGGCAACGTATTTTATCCAGATGGAACTGGTAGAGCTACTAACACTCCAGCAAGAAGATTAGGGGATAGAATACAATACACACCTGTAAGAAGATATGATACTTTTCCACAGTCATATTATATAGATATAGGAACAAATGATGGAGATGAAATTGTAAAGCTAATGGAGTTCCAAGATAGATTGTTTGTGTACAAAAAGAACAAACTATTTATTATTGATATTACTTCTGGCTCTGATGCTAACTGGAGTGTGATTGGAGAGTTTGAGAACAGAGGAGTATCAAGTCCAGGAGCAGTAGTAAAGACAGACTTAGGTTTAGTATGGGCAAATGAACACGGTTTATTCGCATTCTTTGATACCATAGTGAAGCTTTCTAATGCGATTGATGATAACACTTGGGCAACCAATGTAAACGCTGAGAAAGTGCAGGTTGGATTTATACCAAAAAGAAATCAAATACTAGTGTTAGGTGATACAAGTTCTAATACTAGTGCAGGATATATCTATGATGTAGTAACACAATCTATTGTAAACATAGATACATCAAGTGTATTAGTTGGTGATAATGTTTCTAATTTTATAAGATTCAATCAAGAGTTGTGTCTGATGGATGAAACAGGAGAGATGAGAAGATTTAACACAAGCTCAGCTTCACATACCATAGAAATCAAAACAAAAGAATATGACTTTGGTGTGCCATCATCTGATAAAAGATTACAAAAAGTGTATGTAACACATAAGAACGGAGGAAACGCTGGTAATACAAATAACTTGGTGTTAGCAGTAGCCTATGATGGTGGTGCGTTTCCAGGGACAAACAAGTTTTCAAGCACTACATTAAGTAATAGTGATTCAATGACACAAACATCCTTTGTGCCTACAACAGTAGAGAACTGTAAATCTATGCAGTTTAAGATTACTGGTACAGCAGAGGCAGATTTTGAACTAGAGGATATTACTGTAGTGTATAGAAGAAAGGGAGTTAGATAATGAACAGACCATTAAAGAAAGGACCTGTTTCAAAAGAACAACTTAGAAACGGTGAAGAGGTTATAACATTTCATAGAGGTAAGTTAAAACTTATCAGAAAAGAATTTGGTAAATTGTTTGAGTTAGAGTTCAGTAGTCCTGAAATAAAAGAACTTAAAACTTTTGCAAAACATTCTGACGTTAGAACTCCGCAGAAAAACGCAGTAAAAATAATTAAAGAAGGTGTAAAGGTAGCAGCAGATGATAAAAAATTGTACGCTGCTTTACCTTTAACTTCAGATTCTACAGCAGGTACTGGTGACGCAGTAGAGTCAAGTGGAAACATTATTAA